GGGGAACTATAGCCTTTGATAAATCTATACCTGTTGCTTCAACCTCTTTGAACTCGCCCGGACTGATTGGATCATTATCTCCAACAATCCTGACACCCTTAGCTTTAAACCCGCCCGGAAGATTAGCAAACTGACCTGCGTCTATAAGAGACCGCATTGCTGCCGTCGCACTCATTGTCAGATTTCCAAGGAAATGAATTAAGCCAAGACCGTAGAAACCAAAACCGGGAACAAACCTGTAATGAACAAAGTGACTCCGCTTCTCGCGGTTAGGATCGTCTTGCTCATAGTTTCTACGAATACTTAGTACCTGTCGAGAATCCTGCTCAACAGTTACAATATATGGAAGTGCTTCATCAGCATCTTCAATGTCTAAATAACAATGCTGTTCCAGTAAGACATACTGAGGATCATTATCATAATCAGGATTGAAACCAAGAATAGTATCAATCTTTTCTGCAAAAGAAGTAATCCCTGATTGAGAAGGAGTAGGAAGATCAGCATCCTGATACACTCCTGCATTGATATCTTTTTGAATATCTATAGGACTACGATAGATTACATGCGTATACCTGTCAGCATTTCTAAGATCAGTAGCATAGTAAGAAATATAAAACTGGTCAATAGGAATAAACTCTGAGACAGGGCGCTTCAGTGTAGAGCTATAGTAAATCTTTTTAAACGCTGAACCAATCAAGGGGAGATGGAAAAGCATTCTTTCAAATTCGTCAAAGTATTCTGGCATCTGCTCAGTAACCTGATAGTTCATAAAGTTCTGAACACGGTTAGCTTGCATTTCCTTTTCAGGAGTAGCACTGCCTAGAATATTTGCTTTTACTGGGCCACTTGCAGGAAAGAGTTCCTGTGAAGCCTTCGACTGAAACTTAACAGCCGACTCAATTAATAGTGGGTGAACTGCTGTGCATGCGCCCTCAAACGGTTCTGAACCTTGCTCTAGCTTTAAGCCTAGCAAATCAAACCCACGTTCAAACATAGACTCCCATTCAGAACGGGACTCCTTATCTGCTTGAAAATTATCTATGACCATGCGGCCAATCTCAAGAAGTTCTTCTTCTTCTAATGTTTCTGTTAAGTCACCATACCACTCAGCAACTTCGTCAGTCGCTTCCATGCCTACAGCTTCAGTAAAATCTACAATGACGCCATCACCTTCAGGATCAATCTCAATGCTTGCTCCTGTTTCAGACTGCTCCATGAGAGGGATTACATTATCCTCTTCTTCAGGGATCGTGTCGAAAGGGTTACGTTCAGTTGCCATTATGCTGTTCCTGTATTATTTGTTGTAATGCCGAGTAGTCCTGCGCTTGAACCCGGCCCATAAATGCTATCTATTAAATCAGCGCGGTGGTTTATTTCTTCTTCTTCTTCTTCTTCTTCTTCTTCTGTTGGCTGCCTATTAATATTTAATAGTCTATTGGCCTGTGCTACGCCATACATTTGTTTTATAATATCTTCAATATTTGTACCGGCAATACGTTCTTCGGCTGTCTGTCTGACTCTGACGACCTCTGCATCTGACACATCTTCAACAGGGACTTCTTTAACTGCTGCAATTTTTTCTTTAATAATAATATCGTCGCCGCCAGCATCGACACCATCGTCGTCGTCGTCGTCACTCGGAGCGTGTCCAACATTACCCACTACACCCATTGGGTCCATACCATAATTATTGTTCATTGCTGTTACGACAGCAGCCTTGGCAAGTGTTGCCATAGGAGCAGTGATTAAACCCAAAGGACTAATATTGTCAACAAAACTTCTTGATCTAGGATCTACATTTTTCATATTCATTTCCGAATACGGATCAACATTGACATTTGGTTGCGGTCCATATGTATCAGGATTGCCACCGCCACCAGCGTCGGCACCAGCACCCGGACCATCTCCTGTTCCTGAGTCTTCGCCTTCACCAGTTGCTCCTTCTTCTGAAGTACCTTCGGCAGCGCCGTGTCCCTCATTATAAGCAGGGATACCGTTAATCTTTTCACCACTACCACCAAGTGATTTTAATAAATCTTCTTCATTAGGATTAATGTAGGCCAGTCTGTGTGGCTGACCATTAATGTTCAGACTGTTCTGAACACTAGATAGACCGCCTCCTTGCGCCATAGGCATAACAGGTTGCATCCCCATGCTAATAGTAAGCATAGGTTTTTCACGTTCTAGTTTTTTGGATACTACTTCTTGTGCATATTCAAATAAAGACATTTAATTCCCCATACCTAACCCACTATATTATAGCACACTATTTTAAAATGTCCAATAGGTAGATTTCTTTTCCCTGACAGGCTCATCCCAATCTGGATCATCAGGATGTGCAAGGTTCCATGAGTCACGCATGTAGTGTACTGCCATAGTCAGCGCATCTACCTGATCATCATGGGCTGCATTTGGAAAACGAATTAACTCTTCCACTAGATCATCTGCCCATTTCTTAGAGGTGGGTAGCCATAGCCGCCCTGCTTCCATGATAGGAGTAGCTGCGTAAACTCTGGATACCTTATCCCGATCTGGCATGTATTCCATGATGGGTAATCCTGATCTACGTAAGTCCTGAATCAAAGACTGTCCACTTGCTTTCTTTTCAATCATGCAGACATCAGGTCTGTACTGATTGTACAGCTTCTGTGCAATACGCCTAAGCTCTGGGTACTCAAACCTACCCTTGACATTACCAAGTAAGATTAAGTTAGAAGCATAGTCCTCTAGTCCTTCTTCATCTTGGTCATACATGTAGAATATGCCCCATGTCTGGATAACACTGTAATCAGCCGTGTTACTTGTAGAAAAAGCAGTGTCCATCGTTTGTATAATAAACTCACAGGTAGGAGGCTCTTCGTATTCCCACTCCTGAATCCACTTCTTTTTAATTAACCCACCTTCTTCGGGGGTAGGGTCTTGCATATAGAGAGCATTCCAGTATCTGCTACCGTTACTAGCCTTGATCTCATGTTCATCAATACGTAATAGCGCATCAGACTTCCATTCTGGAAAATAACTACTACCCACTGGTAAATCAAGCAGTTCTGCTGCTTCTTCGTCTACCCATGCAGGAATCTTAATTACTTCCCATGGGATTGTCTCATAGTCACCCATGTCTTCCTGCTGTCGTAGCAACCATCCGCAGAGATCATCATGATGGTAGCGCGTATTAATAATAACAATTGCACCGTTGGGCATAATACGAGTACGTAGACCAGCAGGGTACCATTCTTTGATGTATCTTCTACCTGCATCCGAATAAGAGTCTTCTTCAGACATCACATCATCCAGAATTGCTACATGAGCACCACGCCCAGCAATCTGTGACCTAACACCAGCCGCATAGTACGTACCATTCTGTGTGGTCTTCCACTTACCTGCTGCACGAACGTCACTACGCAGTGCAACACCGGGAAATATTTTAGAAAACTCTTCAGTATTAACCACATCTCGGACAGATCGACCAAAATCACTAGACAATTGGTCACTATGGGAGACAGTCAGTATCTCATGTTCTGGGTTTCTACCTATATACCATGCTGGAAACAACTTAGAACATATAACAGACTTTGATGAACGTGGTGGAAGGAAGACCATCAGTCTTTTTATTTTTCCAGACTCTAAATCTTTCAGCTTTTCAGAGATCAGTTCAATATGTTTACCCATCTTCCAACCAGAGACAAGGCTTGGAGCGACAAGACGTACAAATGTGAGGAAATCTGTGTTAGCTTCTAGATTTACTTCTTGATTAAGAAGGTGTTGTAGGTCAATATATGAATCTAGAAAGTTATCTTCAATGTTTAACATAACATTATTATAACATATATATTAATGTTAGACAAATGTTAATTTATATCTTAATAGTGTAGTAGTATTGTTTATTAGTCTAATGGTTATATTAAGTGCGCGCTAAAAAATACTAGATTTTACTGCCCCATAGATTATGGGTACCCTTTCCTCCATGTGGTTCATATATATATATGCGGGGGGCGCAGATTTTCCGCGCGGGGGCCGTTTTTTCCATGCCGCGCAACATTCTTTCGTTTTTAATAGATACCTTTTTGGGGGGATTGACAAATCACTTCCCAAATGCAACGCGCGGTTTTTCTATATCTTGGCAAACCCCGCGTGATATCGTCGTGCTCGTGTGTGATATGGCGATATCCCGCAAAGATTTTACATGATGTAAAATGTTCTGAGCCGCAGTCACCATGCGATTGCGGAAGGTGTTGACAGTTCATAGCCGTTCATGCCTATGATGATATCAGTACTTAGTTGTTGAACATCGTGAAACACTTTTCCCCTGCCGCGTAGCACCTTCGCCGCGTGGCATAAACCTATGGAGAAATCTAATGTCTAAAGTAGCTATTGAAGAAATGAAGCCCGCTGTTGTGAAGATCGCCACCCGTGCCAGCGCCGATACAGCCCATGACGTTGTAGCCGTACTGGCGAAAGGGGAGGCAGTCGAGAAAGCCGCTAAGAAAAAGCGGCACGGTGTCCTGCTACAACGTGCCACCTGCACGGTAGCACTTGCTGCACTTAATACAGGCAAGACACATTACGGCCTAAACAAGGCTGTATCAGGCGCTCTCGACAAAGCCGTAGACGACGGTGCGATTAGCAAGCGGCTAGTCACGCAATTGTGCAAGGTGATCAAATCCGAACACGTTGTGCGCGTTGTGAGTGAAGGTGATGATATTGCGGCAATTAAAACCGCGATGAACATCGCCGACGATAAACCGCTGACTTGGCGCGCGCTGCTAGACTTTGCCGATAATGGCGCGCCAATCGTGCGTGATCCAGTTGCGGCATTGATCGAGGCTTTTGAGAAACTTGAGCCTGAGCAGGCCGAAGCAGTTATCGTCTATTTCAAGGAAGAATTTGGCGAATAGTCCCAGTTATCCCCTAGCAGTCATTTGCGATTGCTGGGGGATTTTTTTTTTTTACATGATGTAAAATTTTTATAAAAAAAAAAAAAAAAAAAAAAAAAAAAAAAAAAAAAAAAAAAAAAAAAAAAAAACTAACTAAACTAACTAAACTAAAGAACGTACGACGCACACAAAAGAAAAAGAAAATTCTGAAGGTCATTGACTATTGTAGACCCCCATGCTACTGTTAGTAACAGTACAAATAGTATAAAAATATGTATGTAAAACAAAATTTTACACCATGTAAAATGTTTGGGAGAACCAAAATGAACATCACATACTTCGACCTAATCAACCTACTCGATGAAGACAAGAACGGTTCCATCGACAATATGCTAACGGAGCGGGGTATTGAGTGCTTAACGGAATTGTGGTCAACACTCGATAACGACACCCTCTCTAGCCTTGAAACATACCTCGGTGTGACACTCCCTAGATGAGACGATATGTGAGCATCAGTAGACAATTATAGGGGAACTAAAATGGGACAAGCAATTAGAGGTATTGTACCTCATCCAGTATATCCTACTAATTCAGATATGCTGGACAACGCGGAAAAATACAATGTTTCAGGAACTCAAGCATCACCCCACACTCGCGGATCATACGGACATGGCAAAGCTACTCGACTTTATTGGTCTGAGGCTGCGGGATGTTGGGTGCGTCTACGAGTAAAGAACGCACGTAAAGGAAGTAACACGGTAGCGTGTACTAAGTAAAACTTTTTACACCATGTAAAATCTTGGAAGGAAAAACAATGAACAACCTAATAGCAATATGCGCTGCCATAGCAGGAACCACAGGAATATTGGTCTCGTTGTATAGCCTAGCACCACAAGGTATGTGGTTGCATTTGATCTTGCTATGCTTTAGTGTACAGCTAATCGTGATGGCTGTACGATCTGCAATTAAAACTATGTGAGGAAATAAAATGAAACCATTGACGAGAGAACAGCGAGTTGCTTTACTTAGTATTTATCACAGAGATTGGGGACATAACGAAAAGCCTACATATTTAGATTGGCGTAGGGAATGTCACCAGTCTTTTTGTGGAGCGTTTATGGTCCCTTACTGTGGCATGTGGCTTGGCATTGAGCCAGACGGCTATGCCCATAGCTAGAGAGGAAATCTAATGTATGATTCCAGACTTCCAAAGTGTGACCAGTG